TCGAACACTATGCTCGGACAGCAAGACTCAACTCTATTCGGGGGGGCAAAGTACAGCTCCAGTCATGGTGCATGGGCGGACAGAGACTCCGCGACTTCAGAGTGCCGAAGCAGTATGCCGGCTCAACACCAACCTCCAGTCATTCGGGGGGGGCAAGCGCGTCAGTCAGATTGGAAGCGACAGAAAGAAGGCTCAATATCTCTCGGAATATCACCCTCTCGAAAGGTCAATGGGGGGGGTGCTCAACCGACAAAACAAGCGGCCCTCGGAACTGCAACACACGGAATGTATCAACCGGGTGTCTGCAATCAAAAAAAAAATATGCAAGCGACCTTGGGAAGCCGAGCACCGAGAGCGAGCCAACAGCATTGCACAGGCTTCAGTATCGGGAGCGTCAGCACAGTCTGCCAACCATCAGGGGGGCAGAATTTGCCCATCACAAGCAGTGTGCTTGACTATGCCGAGGTGGAGATACCCAAGGACAGCGTGATATATTGCGACATTCCCTACGAGGGAACAAACGTATATAACGGTGCAGAGCATTTCGACTATGAGCGTTTCTACGAATGGGCGGAGCGGCAGACTGAGCCGGTCTTCATATCTTCCTACCAGATGCCGCCAGACCGCTTCGACTGCATACAGGAATGGTCGCATCGCTCCACACTCAACGACCGTGTGAACAATGCCGTAACGGAGCGCATCTTTGTGCCACGGCACCAGGCGGAACGAGGGAACATCGTGAAGCAACTGTCGCTGGATTTGTTCAGCGAATAATATAAGGAACAACAAATGACACGAATATCACGAACAAAAACGACAACATCGGAAGAAACTGAAGAAACGGAAAGTTATCAACATCGGAAAAACTGAATAAACGAAAAGTTATAAACATCGGAAGAAACGGAAGAAACGGAAAGCATGATAAAAACTTCCGTCAATTCCGTCAATTCCGATGTTCTAAAATCATTCGTGCCATTCGTGATATTTGTTGTTCCACTACATAAACACAAAACATTTAGATGACTATGCAACAACCCCATCAAATCTACCTCACGCGCTTTCAGCAGCAGTCCCTGTACATGTGTGCCAAGGACGAGCGCGACATTGCGGCCCGTCGTGTGGGCAAGACCGACGGACTGGTGGCTCCGTATGTGTGGATGTGTTCCAACTCCATGCCGGGTATGCTGGGCGCATGGCTGGCTGTGAGCCGTCAGCAGGGATATAGCAAGACCATACCGGGCACGATGGCTGCCATGGAGCGTATGTTTGGCTTTACCATCGGCATACACATGGGTTGGGGGCGACCGCCTAAACATGCCCGGCCGAGCATCTTCAAGCCAAAGAACTACGATAATATCATTTGGTTTGCCAACGGCGCACAATGGGCGATGATTTCGCTGGCGCAGACTGCCTCTGCCAACTCCTACACCTTCTCGGCCGCCGTGGGCGACGAGTGCCGTTTCTTCCCCAAGAAGAAGATTGACGAGGAGTTTACGCCTGCCCTTTCGGGTCAGACCCACCCCACGGGCGACATCAATTTTACCGACTACAATCCGCTCTACAAATCCACCCGCTACGTCAGCGATGCCTCCCTCACCGCCAAGGGCAGTTGGCTGGAGAAAGAGGAAGAGAAGCTCGACCTTGAGATAGAGGCAGGGCAATTCAAGGGCAAGACCTACCGATGGGTGCAGGAGCAGTTGGAGGACTATGCCGACAAGGTGATACGCTACAACGACCTGCTCTATAATGCCAAGAAATCGGGCCACTCGGTGCATGTGGTTCCGGCAGACGTGCGGACGATGATACGTGCCATTGCACTGAAGATGATGAAGCACGAGGGACAGTTCCGCATCATGCCCAACCACGGACTGCACGTCACAAAGGCAATGGTGCAGATGGCCGTAACGTACAAGTTGGTGGCACAGGAGGATGCCGAACTCATCTACGACCACGAATACTTGCTCACGCCTGAAGAGGACTTTGAGATGCAGATGTTCCTGCGCTCAAAGAAGTTTCAGACGGGCTATCTGCGTGAGCTTCGCCGCTCTGCCTTTGTGGTGCGCCGGGCCAGTACATTAGAGAATATCGACATTCTTGGTGAGGACTATATCCGCCAGATGAAGCGCGACCTGCCTGCCTACACTTTTGCCGTGTCAATTCTGAACATCAAGATAAAGAAATCGAATGACGGTTTCTACTCCAACCTCGACATTGATCATGTCCACGGCTACATTCCAGATACGATGGACCCCCTCTCGCAGGCAAATTTCAATACAGTAAAGGCTACGGGCATCATCGACGGCAAGAAGATTACATCAGAGTCGTACCAGCCCGACCTCAAGGAGCTGTCCGAGCGCAACGATTGCCGACTGGATGCCGACTGTGACCCGTCGCTGCCTCTCTACATTGCGCTCGACTACAATGCCAACATCAACACCTTAGTCGTTGGGCAGATGTATGAGCGCGACGGTGTGATGGCAGTGAACGTGATAAAGTCGTTCTATGTGAAGAACGAGCGCAAACTGCGTGAGCTAATCCAGGACTTTTCCAACTACTATGCGCCCAAGCGTGCCGTCAACCGCGACGTGACTTACTTCTACGATGCCACAGCCAAGCAGGGCGCATCGTATGCCACCACGGACGAAAGGTTCTACATGACCGTGACGCGCGAACTGCAACGCTACGGCTGGAACGTGCAGGGTGTGGACATGGGTGTGCCGGAGAAGCATGTGGTGAAGCACAAGATTATCAACGAGGCTCTTGCGGGCATCACCTACCCTGCCATCCGCATCAACCAGCCGAACAACCCTGACCTTATCATCGCCATGCAGCTCTGCGAAGTAAAAATGGACTACAGCGGTTTTCACAAAGACAAGTCGCAAGAGAAGAAGCCGGAAGCCGAAGACAACCTGCCTCTCCAGCAGCGCACCGACTTTACCGATGCTTTCGATACGCTCTACCTCGGACTGAAATTGTTCCGCGGACGGATGCGCTGGGCGTTCATGCCGAGCGGAAGATGATGGGGAAACTACAGATAGCACCGACAACACGGATATTATCTGTAAAATCTGCGCTATCTGTAGTTAAAACAACGAATAACACGAATAGCACGAATGTTTCCTGTTGAACATCGAAAAGAACGAAAATGTTTTTAGTCATCGAATGACACAAATGAAACGAACCTTTCCGTTTATTCCGTTTCTTCCGATGTTGAGAACCATTCGTTTCATTAGATTCATTCGATGAAAAAAAAGAGGAGCGCGTCATCACGACGAACTCCCCCCGCACAAATGTCTAATTTTATGTGGTTTTTATCTTAATTTCATTTCTCGCTGAATATTCTCACGCTCTTGCACATTGCGTCCACGACCGTCTGTCTGTCCTCGCCATTCTCCACACACGCTTCCACCACACGGGAAGCCACCAGACCGATAACAGTGGCATAGTCTACAGGCTTCATTGGCCCGTCCTTTTGCAGGACATACAATATCTCGTTGGCCTTTTCGAGATAAGGTGTTATTTCTTTCTTCATCGTTTTGCTCTATAAATCCAATTACCAAAAAAGATGTGCAGTGGTTAAGTTTTCCTTCTGGGTCATGCGTCTGCACCAGCACCCGTTGCTTACGTTGTACGGCGACTGCATCATGTGAGCCGGGCTACGATCCCTTGGCCTTCGGGACAATTTCGTTCTACGACCTTACGGACTATCCGTCAAGGTTACCGCTTTCGCCAGGCTTGGTGGTAGTGCCACCTGTTGAAGAACCGCCACCGTCCTGTGTAGGCTCGTCGCCCTCATCGTCCTTGGTCCACGATGTCTTGGCGGTAGCCACGGCAGCGTGCACCTCCTGACTGGGGAAGAATGTTACTCCAATCTTGTGCTCAACCGCTGTTTGCTCCTCGGCTTTTTCCGTCCATGCGCCACTGCATGAAAAACCGATTGTGCCGATACCCTTCAGCTCGACCATCTTTCCTGCCGAAAGATTATCCTTGATGGCATCAAGCACCAACTCGAAAGCCATACGGATTTCCGCAGGATGAGCAGTAGTGTTTTTACTTGCAGACGCTACCAAAGAGTCCATGTCTGCCTTGCCGTTGGACTTGACGGTTGTACGGAAGCCCATCTTCTTGGTTGAAGGATTGATAGCTTTCGACTTCGACAACTTGAGTGTTAATCCCATAATTGTAAAAGATTTAATTGTTTGTAATTCTACATCTACCCAGTCGTATGATTACTATTGCTTAGACCGACTCATAGGTATAAGTCATGCAGACTTATAGGTATAAGTGTACCCGAGTTATAGGTATCATACATTTTTCGGATGCTCATCGGCAAAGTTACATTATTGCCACAAATCTCTGCGGACATGCCTTCGCCTGACTCTTGGCCAAAGCACCAGCATGGCGAGCATGAGGAGCAGCAGAGCAAACACTGCCAAGGGCAACCACACGGGCAGTGTTATCCACCACCACGACCATTCTACCATGCCCGTGAGTTTGAGTGCCAACAGCAGGTAGAACGGCGTGCCACACAGAAGATAGAACTTCCACGGCTTGATAGGATTGAATTGTTTCATGACGATATTCTGTTTTTATTCATCTTCCTTATACGGATTGCTCGTTCCTACAAAGTGAGCAGTCTTTTCGTTGAATGGAATGCACTGGCGATAGAAGTTTGGATATTCTCCATGTACCATAACCCCAAACATTCCATAATCATTATAGATGGCAAAAAAAGCGGGCCACCAACAATCGTCGGACGCATCGCGTACCAACACCTTGTCGAAAGGCTTAAAAACTTTCTCGTTCTTCTTTCTCGGCCTCCAAACGTAAGTATTCCAATCGCGATCGCTCTTACTTGGAAAGAGTACACATTCTCCATGCTTAGCAATCTTAGGTTCTCCGTCTGAATATCCTCCAACAAAATGCCCTGTTGATGTAAAAGTCACATACTTCACAATACCGCCGTCAAGGACAGAACACAATATAAATCCATCATCGTCTATAACCTTCGGCATCACTTCGCCGCACAATGGTGAATAAAGTTCCATCATTCCTGGCATGCTGCGGAGAAAATCCGCAATGTCAATCTCTTCTTGTTTCATAATTGTTCTATAAATGTTTATATGTTTGTTTTGTTTCGTTACTTTCGTTGTTCTTCACTCTGTCAATTCACTTAGCAACTCCGTATTTTCGATGAAGTCGTATCTATCAAACCGATTGTCTGAAATGGCTAACGGATGCCCAAAGACAAAAGCCTCACATTCGGCCACGGCACGCACCACTTCCAAGTAGAAACTATTACAAATGACAGGTGCAGGCAACATTCTACCCTCCCTTTGCCACAACAGGTAAGGCTTCGTTCCATCCTTCAGCTTTCGGCCTTTCACATAAAGCGACACGTCTATATGACTTTTCACTTCATCGTGCTGCACCTCGGCCATCAGTATGCCATAGCCTATCGGCTTGCCAAACACAACAGACACACCGCCCTTTCTCATACAGCGATAGCCATAGTTGCGCAAGGCTTCTGTTATAACTTTCATATCCATTGCTCTATAAATTTTAGTTGTTTCGTTACTTTCGTTGTTGTTTACTCGCCATATCTGGCTATCATCATCCGAATAAACGCTTCCACGTTAGCACGATTGGTAGACCGAAAGCGATAGCGTTTGCGGTAAATGGTGATAACACCAACCCATCGGCGTTTTGTTCCCACTACCCTACCGACACCTTTAACATATCTCACTGCCGATGTAGTGCTCTCGCGCCGGTGGCGGCCGTCGCAGGTTTCCTCCTCATAGATATATCCCGTGCGAGGCTTACGACCTCTTCCTGTTTTTCCTAACATTTGCTTTTAGAATTAAACATTAACCAATCTCCCGTAACACATCAAAAAGAGTGATATTGATGATAGATGTATCGGAGCCAGGTTTGCAAGCGGATATATTTATACGATGAAAAATACAATCAGACATCTGTAAATCTACAGACTTGCATCGCTTATAATTGTCGCAGATTTTATTGATGGTGTACTTCAGTGTATTGAAAAAATCGGTCGGGTTCATGCGAAGAAGCGTATATTCGTAATCCTTCAAGAAATCGGCTATCTCCTTCATCATGGCATTATTTGTAGCACACGATATTTGCCCGATATAGTAAGTATTGGAAATCTTATCCATGGCTTTATTTCTCTTGTAACGTTGTCATTCCTTTCCATTATTCTCCAAATCGGAATCTTTCACTTTGTCCGCCAGCATATAATGGCGACAACCTATAATCCACGACCGCAGGTTGATAAAACCTTTTGTGTCGCCATATTCAATGTTGGCGTCGCGCCACTCGGCATACTGGTCGTATGTGAAATGCGGTGTCTGGAGGATGATCACCATTTCCTCGGGCGTGAGGAAGTCGGCATCCTCAAAATCGCATATACCGCCTTTTTCGTCTCCTACCCAGTACCAATCGCGCGAGTCGTCAAACAAGCGGTGGCTCACCTGTCGGGCGAGCTCATCGCAGGAATGCCCGAAAGAGGCGATTGCCTGCTGGGGAGTGATGTTGTTTTCTTTCTGCATAATCATCTTTATTCTTTATTGTCATCGAACTTATGGTTTTATATCAAAAGAAACGAAAGAAACGAAAAGCGTGTGCCATGATATTTCTTTGACATCGGAATGAACAGAATGAACGGAACTTTTTGTTTCTTTTGTTCCTTTCGATGTTTTAAGAAATCTTCCGTCAATTCCGTTGCTTCCGATGTTCGTTTCATACGCATCATATGATGCCTTTATTTCCGTTGTCAATAGAAGCGTGCGCCGGGAGTCTCGATGTCGTCCATCGTCTTCACCTTGTGCCACTTCTTGCGCTTCGGGGCCTTGCCGTAGACATACGACACGGAGAGATACTTTGGGCACGCCACATGAAAAGGTGAGAGGTCGTGCTGATACATCTCCGAGCTTTGCTCTCGGCAGGTACACCCGTTGTGGTCATACGACACACAGCGAGCGCAGGTTGGTGGGGTATGTGCGTTCATATCACTGCTTAAAATTTTAATCATTTGTTGTCTCGTCCACATCGTCGCCCTGCACTATCCGCAGTCCGTGTTTGATGGCAGTAGCCTCCATTCGTGGCGAGCGTTCGGTCTGGCTGTCGTAGCATACCCAGGACGTGTGGTCGGGATCGGCGAAGTAGTTGTGCTTGCGTATCATCTGACTCTTCTGCGAACCAGCCGTGCTGCTCAGTTTGTTGAGATTGATGCGCAGATTGGTTTTCTGTTCCAAGCCATAGAGCACACGCCGCCTTTCGCTCTCCCATAAATCCTTGTGGCGTTCACCACGTTTTGCCATCACCTTCTTGTATTTGCGGGGATTGTTCTTTTTGAGTTGTTTGAAAGGATGAAAACCCTCGGCACGCTTTCGCCGCGTTCCCTCAATGCAAGCATCCGAGGGGCGTTTGCCACGGAGCGAGTCGTAGTAACCGTTCTTCTCGCAAATCTTCTTCACGTCCTTGGCATGTTCGCGACGGATAGCCTTCATGTCCTTCTGCAAACCCAACTCACGGGCGAAGCGGTGGCAAGTGGCGTACGACAGACCGAACCATGTGCATATCCTGCGGTTTGAGTGAATGGGGAACAGCTTGCAGAACTTCTCCTTCACGTCGCCTTCCAGGTAATACTCCATCGGTCCGGTGCCGTTGTGCGGTCGCGTCGGCACCTGCCACTTCGCCTTCTCCGTGGGCTTACGGAATATGCGGGTATTGTTGAAACTCATTTTATCTCGGGTATCACACAGTCAAGATTCAACGAGCCGTCTTCCTCAAAGCGGAAGTCAAAACGGATGTCATCGACATTGCACTTGCCTTCGAGCGCATTCTTCAGACAGCCAAGGACGCAGCGGCGCACATGGTGCATCATCTGGGCATCGACGGGATGCTTGGTCTTAGGTGTGAACGCGGCGTTGAAACGCTGGCGCAGTTCCAGCTTGCGCTCCTCATACATATCGTTGGTCTTGCGGCACTGCTGATGATACATCTCATATTCCGCTCCGAGCCGTTTGCTTTCTGCACGCAACTCAGCCACCTTCTTGTTGATGTTGGCTTTCTCTGCCACAATAGACTGCAACCGGTCGTTGAACGGTTGTGCAGCCTTGCGCTGCTCTACATTGATTGCGTTCATGCGCTCATCAAACTCCATTCGGGTCATTTGCTTTTCCATAATCTCTATAAAGTATTAAAGGGTTTGTTGTTTACTTGGTTATTTCTTTCTTTATCTCTCGCGCAGTGAAATCGGCCGATGCCTCATTCACTTCGGCTTGCGTGCCTATCTCCTGGTCTATCATGTCGCGGACGCGGACGAGAAACTCCTGCTCAAATCGGCGTGCCTTGCGGTGGGCGATGCTGCGGAGAGTGGCGCGAAGTGTACTCACGGCTTGCTCAATCTCCTGCGCTTCCTGACGTTTCTCTTTAGCGTTCATCGGTCAATCTTTGTTTGTTTTGCTCAAACCACACCTGAAGCATTCGTCTGCGGTCTTGCAATTCGTCGATATTTCTTTCTGCTGTCTGCATACAGAAACGTATAGCCGCCTCGTATCGGCTCTTGGCTTCTGCCAACTCCTTGTTAAGATTATCCATACACTCGGCTATCCGTTCTTTTTGTTGCGAGTAATGGGCATTGATGCTTTTTAGCTCATCCTCACAACTACTGAAAAGATTGTTGCGGTCGTAATCTATCTTTCCCGATTCCGAAAGGTAAATGTCGGCAAGTTCATCAAGCGAATGAGGTGTGCGGTCGGGCAGTGAACGCAACACTAATGATGTTGGTTTCTCTTTCATCTTCGATTATTTCTTATACTGCGGTAGCTATGGTATGCCCAAGCCGCCACAAACATTACACTAATAGTTGTAATCATCTTCGTCATCGTTTCCGAACAACATACAACAAAATGCCATAATCATGGTGATGATTACGAGCACCACGAGGATGGTGAAAAATGTATTCATAGTTGCTATTCGTTGTTTTGTAGGTTATGCTTAATGTCGTCATACATCGCCATCTCCACCTGCTTGCCGTCGTAGTGGCCAAGGGCAAGGAGCTGTCCGTTCTCTTCGGTAGCCGCCTTAGTGGACGGGGCATTGGCACGAATTACCATGATGTCGAACTCTCTTATCAGTCCCGGCAATAGTTCTACGGGTATCACACCCAGTCGCGAGCGGGCGTTCTGGCGTATGCGCTGTATGTCGGCTTTCGACAGGTTGCCTTCTTTCTGCTGCGCCTCGCGTACTGCCTGGGCTTCAAAGTCGATGCGCGTCTGGTCGTAGGCATCGCGGATGAGCCGGAAGTTCTGCCAGTTGGCGGCGTGATTGAGGAAACGCTTAAAGGCTTCCTCTCCCTGTGCCATCTGCACCACGGCAAGCGACTCCTCTATCAGAAGTATCTTGTCTTTCACCTGCCAGTGTATCAAACCGCGACGACCAAACTCGGTGATGATAGCGAAGGCTTGGCTCAACTGCGTGAGCTCCTTCAGCTGCTTTTTCTTTTTTCGCTTAAATATATTCCACATAGTTGCTTCTTGTTTTTGAAAAACATCGGAAAATACGGAATTAACGGAATTTTATTTTCATCGAATGACACAAATGAAACGAATCCATCAATATCAGATATAACAAATTAAACAGATTTCTCTATTCCGTTCTTTCCGTTCATTCCGATGTTCTTTTTTATTCGTGTCATTCGATGACTTTCCTATCCGTATCATCTGCGTTATCCGTAGTTGTTGTTTAATGCGTGATGAACCTTGTGCCATCTACCTCCAGCACCAGCACATCGTTCACCACCCTAATCTCTCCCGATGCCACAAACTGCACCTTGCGCTGATGTGTCAGCGTATTGACCGACAGACACACGCAGTTGCCCTCGTCCACATGCCCAGTCTTTGTGAGAAACCGGATAAAGAACGGCTTGCGCTCCACATGAGTGGCGGTCTGCGGATGTACATATCCCGTAACCTGCTGATTGGAGCGAGGGTCTATCCACTGCCATTTCTCCGTATAGGCGCGGAGGTTGGTGTAACTCTGTGTAGGTTTGGTATTCATACGGCTTTAGATGTTATAGAATGAATAGTGATCCTTCGGTTCGTTGTCTTCCTTCTCGTCCTCCTTATATGGCGGAAACTTACAGTCGAGGAAACGGCACAAAGTCGGATGCTCTACTTTGCGCTTATCCTTGCGCACCTGCTGACGGTGGCGGAGCACGTCGGGCAGGAGAATGTTGCGGATAGGATTGCCCCAGTCGCAACCGTTGGATGAAAGGCAATGGCTGGGGTAAAACATCAGCGAATAACTCTCAAGCGACGAATAGGCATGATCGAGCATCGCTCCGTTGATGGTCAGTGCCCTTTCCTTATTGTACAACACCATGTGCGATGTGGTGTCCGTCACGTCCTTGCTCTGCGTGTAGAGCACACGGTCTTTGTATTCGGGCAAGAACTTGTCTACTATCTCGCCGTTCTTTCGT